GCAATTTACCATAGTGACTATGTTGTGGCAGTTTGCCTCTCTTACTAGGTATTAGATATGGATCAGGCATAAAACCTTCTTTTGTTATTTTAGGATTAATTGCTTTTTTAATGATTGTTACACCATTAGCTAATTCCATAAACATACTTTCAGGGTCAGAAACATCATCTAGGTAAGCTTTAGCTCTAGCTGCAGGATTAGGTCCAGCATCAAAATATTTTTGCCTGCCTGTAGCTGGGTCTATTTCATAATATATTTCATCTAAACTTTTTGGCAAAGATTCTGTAAAAGATTTACCTGTAAAACGTTCTATATCTTTTGTTGAAATTTCAAAATTATCTATACCTAAATCCTGCCGTAAACCTGAAAGCTCAACTAGGTCATCTGCAGATGATCCTGGTACATTCGTAGAACCTGTTTCGTTAAAACTTCTAGCAGTAGCTGTATTAATCCTGTTTTGTAATTTTGTATACCTAGCTAATTTTTTTTGTATTTCTTTTTGTTGTTTTGGATCTAGGTATCCAGTTTGGTTTTCAAGTGCTATTTTTTCTAAAAGTCTAGGTGTAAAAGAAACACTTTGTAATTCATAATCATCTACAAAGTTTTTAATTAATTTTTTAAAAGCTTTTTCAGTTTCTGGGCCACCACTTTTCATAAAATCTTCCATAGAAGTAGGTAAATTTAACTCTTTTTCCATTGCTAGATTAAATCTTGACATAAATTCTTTTCTGCTTATTTCTGTGTAAAAACTTTGTTTATCCTTGTTGCTTAACGCATTCCACTTCTGTTCTACAAGCCTTTGATTATCTGCATAATTTGTGCTGGCTGGATTTATACTTTGATCTTCAAAAAATCTTGTTTCATCTAATTTAAAAAACTTTGAGCCTTGTTTTACAGTAGTTGGTGTTTTATTAGGAAAAAGCGTACCTCCTATTTTATTTGCTCCGTCTGGAGCTAAAACAGATTTCATACTGTCAGCTAATGTTTTTAAAGATGGACCTAATGAGCGGGCTCCTTGGGAGGGTAAATACCCTCTCGCTGTTGGGTTTTTATCAAATGCTTTTGTAAATGCTTGATAACTTTTTAAAACTTTTTCATCTACTGTTTTAATATAATCTTTATAAAGATCATCTCCCATAATTTTTTGCAAAGCTTTGTTATCTCCTTTTCTAACAGCTTTTAAAAATTCAGGTTTTAAACCTTTTTCTAACAAATTTGAATACTCCTTGATATAATTTTCTGGACTCTGCAAGCCTGTACCGTAAATGTCATCTAACTCTTTACTTATTTTTTCAAGTGGTGTTCTTTTTGCATGAGATATATTTGGAACAGCTTTTTGTGCGAAATCAGACTGGATTCGCATTATTCCATCAAAATCCTCACCACCTGTAAGGTTTAATTCTTTTAACGCTGCTGAAATTTTGCCAGCCGTATCACTATCTACATTTGCATCTAAAGAACCAATAGGATCAAACTCTTTACCAATTCCATCAAAAGAATAATGCTCAGATCCTTTTAAGCCTCCTGGCTCAAAAATCATATCTTTGTAATGAACGTTTGTTGCCTCTTTACCAGGAGGTAGTTTTGATCTATCTGTCTTACCGCTACCTCTAACGAAATAAACGTTTTGTACTTGAAAATCAGAAAATGCTGGATTAGCAGAACTTCTAGTACCAATGTTTCTTTCAAATTCTGTCGTCCTTATATTCAAAGCATTTCTTTGTTGCCTAGCTATGTAATTATCAAGACTTTGTCTGGATATTTCTTTATTAGGACCTGCAGTATTAATTAAATTAGGATGTATATCACCTGCTTCGTCTAATACATTAAGCAGTCTTAGCTCGCCATTTATATCAGGTAAATTTGTTTTTTTAAATTCTTCAACCCATTTTTCTGGTGTAGCAGTTTGTAAATTTTTGTTGAAAGGAGCTGTACCTACTTTGTGATTATTAAGAAATTTTCTTACTTTAGACTGCAACACAGGTTGGTCAGGCCCAGTTTGATACCCTAGTTCAGCAATAGGTTTTGGAGTAAATGGCTCTACTTCGGGTAAAACGTCCTTAGAAGGTGCAGGCGGTAACGGCTCTTCAACAGGGGGTTTGAGGGTTTTTGGAGCGTCTACTGCTTTTGCACCAGACTTAGCTACAGCTTTTGCACCTCTAAGGAATCTAAATAATGGATATAGACTAACTAAACTTAGCCCAGATAAAGCTATGTTGCCTGCTGCACCTAGTCTATCTTGGTCTTGTATGTTGGTTTTGGCTCTACGACCAAACTCACCCACTTCATAAGCTGCTAAAGCATCACCAACGCCAGGAGATATGCTTACAGCTATTTGGTCTACAACGGGTAATTCTTCAAAAGTACGGTAGGCTTCACGGATATTACCATCAGCTATTTTGCTGTTTAGATCTGAAAGTATTTCCTTTCTTGCAGCCATGTTTGGCTACTCAGATATAGAATCTAGTAAGTTAGATATAGTTTCTTTGTCTTGATTTGATATGGTTCTACCACTTTCTCCCAACATTTCTCGTATATTTGTATTTATATTTGATAAAAAACCTGTTTGAGGCACGTTTTGAGCCTGAATACCAATTTTTTGCTGTTGTAATTGGTCAATCTGGTCAGCAATCATCTGTGCTCTTTCAAACTCTTTGTTGCGAACTACCATGTCGTATTCAGTCATAAGGTTGCCAATAGCAGTATCAATAGAAAACATTTGGTTCTCAGGAGATCTAGTTTCAAATCTAGGTTCGTTGTCGTCATACATAGGTGAACCCATGCCTGCTGCTATAGCTCTATCCATGTTTGAGATAGTTCTGCCAGAGTCAGCAGGACCACCTTGAGCCATAAATAAAGATACTGGTTTTATTTCTCCAGATTCAGGTATAAATTCTGGTTCTTCAAAAGTTCCAAACTCTTGTATGTTTTGCATTTCTTGTTGTTTTTGCATTTCATCTTTATAAGCTTGTTCTACTTGCATGAAGTAAAGTTGTGGTGCTGCTGCTAAATCTGAAGCTTTTTGACGCACTGTGTCAAAACCTTCTTGCAAAGTCATGTTCATTCTTGCCATTTCTCTACCTAAATCATTAGGATCTGTTTGGCTTAGTGCGAAAACACCACCACCTAGTATTGTTGCACCAGCACCTCTGCCTACTGCATCTGATCTGGCTACAGATCTAGCTGCATCAACAAGACCACCTGGACGAGGACTTGGAGTTTTTAAAACTGTTTCTGCTATGTTTTTATAACTACCAGGTATATTTCTACCCAAAGCAATGCTTGGAGCTGTCAACCCGCCTAGACGAGATTTGCCTAAAACTTGTTCTGATATATTTTGAGCACGACCAGGAAGCATACGATTCATTTTTATCTCTTGATTTCGCAAATTTCTATCTGTACCTAGAACTTTTTTAGCTAACTCAGCAGCTCTTGTAATTCGACTCATATACCAAACATCTCCCTAGCCATCTGTAGTTCTTCCATAGTTATGCCTACTTGTTGTAGAAAAGCTTGGATTTCTTCTTCAGAAGCACCTTGAGATACCATTTGTTGTAAAATTTTGATAATTTGTGTGAGGGCTTGTTTAGCCTCTTCTCGGTCAGAACCTGATATGTCGTCTACTTCAGACTGCATTTGACCAGGCATTTCTTGGGGGGCAGGAGTCCCTTGCATCATTGGTTGTTCAGGTGTCATTACTGGATCAACCTGCATACCCATCATATCTTCGTCCATGTGGTACCTCGTAGTTAAAATCTGATTGTATCAGAAAAAATATAAAAATTACTAGCATTGTGTTAAATATATGTTTTGTTTGTGTTTGTTATTGACCTTGTGTGTGTATACTATTGCCTTGCACTTTTTTGTGCCCCCCCATTAAAAATTACCGATTACCGATCAATTTTTGTGTCCTGATGGGACTGCTAGACATAAAAAAAGGGAGCATAAAACTCCCTTAATCCTCCGACTTAATTATTATCTTCTTGTTAAAGATTTATATTGTTCCTCAACATCTATGCTAAATAATTCTAATAAGAGTTCTATTGTTTGATTTCCTAATGTAGCTTTACTACTTCTTATATCTCTTATCATAGCATTTGTTGTCTTTATCATTTCTTGAACATTATCTTTTAACTGTGGTTGCTGTATAGATAAACACTTCAACTTAAGTTTAGATAACTGCAACAACTTAACAGACCTTTTTTTAGTTAATTGCATTAGTTCAACTCCTCTAAAGGAACTACTTGTTCTTGTTCTTGTTCCTGTATCTGTGCAAGTTCCAGATTAGGTTGCCCTTGTCTGATAATTTCAACACCGTTAACAATTAGCGATTGACAATCATCTTCCCAACCACCCCCAATTAATTGACCTTCTATTGTTAGTCTTAATTGTATCTTCATATAAACCTCCTAATAGTTTTGTTTTAAAGATAAGTTCATTATACACGAACTAGATACATTTTGTAGACTTATTTACTTTTTTTATAAACTTTCTTTCTTCGCCTTTTATTAGTTCATAAATGAATAAACCTTTCCTCGTTAGGTATCTTGGATTGTCTTGGATAAAATCACGGGCTTCATTAATAGATTGTGTTAATGATTTTGACCAAACCCGAGCTATTCCTCTATGGCAATACCCGACATACCCGAAATTTTGTGTTTTGAATATGCCAGTGGTAGCTGTTGGATCAGTCATAAAACTTTTACTCATGCCCGATCTGACATTAGGAACACTACCACCAGCACAACAACTGCTATTGTAAATAAATCCATTATACCCACGATTGCTTTATTGCATAGCCGTCATCATATAATTTACTTGACAGTGTGTATATTAAGTGAAAACCCATGTCCATACCACAACCACCGACAAACACGGCCTCTTTGTTTGTGTACCGCCAGTTCAGGTAATCTGCAACATAACTAGAAACATTCTGTATTCGTTCTCCCGAGATAGCAAATACTTTTATGTGTCTACTCATACCAGATTGTGCAACATGAACAACTGTTGTGTGTGCCGTGCTCCCTTTGGGAAACCAATCTTTTAAGAATGCTTCTGCTCTTTCTTTATCTGTTTTATATTTCATTTACTCTCCTATATGTAAAAGCTCATTGTTTCATAGTGGATACATTTTGTCAACAACTTTCTTTTATTGTCTGGTCCCTGTGCACGGCGGTAGATCTTACTTTTTGTAAGCTCTTGGATCTATTATTAAGTTATTGTGTGTTTACTGCCCTGCCCTCAACCAGTAAACGAAACTCCCGACCCGAATAAAAAAACCCGACTTTCATCGGGCTTAACTTTTATTTTAGCCGTAGGCTCTTAATGTCAACTCTGCAATTATCTTATTACGTTGTTCTCTCGCTTCATTTCTTTCTTCTTGCGTTTTACTTTCGTCTTCAGAAATTGCGTCAAGTTCTTCAATTATTTCTCTATATGTTTTCATTTCTTCTCCTAATAAATTAAATGAATAACTATTATAGCAATTGGATACAAATTGTCAACACTTTTTCTTAATTAATTTAAACTAATTTATTTAGTACTCTGGGAGCGTGTTGGCCTCAAAGAGCTCTTTTGGTAAATATATAATTAATTAAATTACTGTGTGTTAATGCCTTGCCAAAAAATACCAAAGCCCGAAACCCGACCATTAAAAAAGCCCGATCATTGAAAATTTTATTAGTAAAAAATGAACGGGCTTGTAGATGTATTTGTGTAGCAATACATCAAATACTATTAAATCATATTGGATACAAATTGTCAACAGGTTATTTATTCTTTTGCACCAGCTTCTGGTTGGATCTAAATTTACTGTGTTTACTTTATTGTGTGTTTATCTGTGTTTGGCAACAAACCCGAAAACCCGAAAGCCCGAAATAAAAAAGCCCGAATTAACGGGCTCAACTCATTAGGAGAGTTTTTGTTTTTAAGTTTCTTTTTCTTCGTAGTAAGTCCAATAATACAAATCGCTATCCCCGTTATGTTCCCATTCTTCTTGTGCTTGTTTAAAAGTTTTCTCTCCTAATACTTTTTTTACACATCTTTCTGAACATACCGATTGACCACCATCAACAAAATAAATACCTTTTTCTTGGTCTAGTCTATCTATTGGTGTATCACATTCTTCGCAATTTGTAATCCATGTTTCAGCACTCATACAACCACCTCACGCATAGTTTCAAAGTGTCTGTTTATATCAACATCAACTTCATAACAAGTATCACACTTTGGACAACCCCAATCTTCTATTTCTCCTGTGCAGTTATCCCCCAGATAATGTAAATCATCTTCGTTGCACTTGGGACATCTTTGAACGCACATTAAGAAACCTCACTTGCAATAGCAACTATGATTTCTTTAATTCTTTCTTGTGCATTTGGCTCTAGTAATGCAATAGCTAATTTGTCAGCTACTTGACCTTTTACCTGCCAATCCTGTCTAAAGAAATTTAATGTGCTGTCGTGGTAATTGCTCATAGAACTCAACCCAACCATTTTATCTGTGTCAAATTCGTTATAGTTCTTAATAGCCTCATTAACACGCTTAACTGCTTCTGTATGTTTTTTATCTATAGCTTCTCTTTCTGCCATTAGATTAACAACAACATCAGCAAGTTTTTTAACAGCTTTGTAGTCTTTAGACTTCTTCGCTTTCTCTACTTTGGCATCAAGTCTTTCATTAACACCTTCCATAATCTGATTGACTATGGCTTCTTGTTCAAATTTCCTAATTTGTTTCATATCTCAACTCCTATTTATATTTAATATGAACTACTAATATATATTTTTTATTCGTGGTTGTCAATACTTATTTTAAGTTATTTTTAATAGAGATAATAGAGCTTGACGACCAGAACCCAGCAGAAAAATATGCTCATCTCTGGACACCAAATATTTATTTCCTAGCTCTGTGTTGGTTGTGATATATTGTGTATAGGTTATTTCCCGACCCGACCCGAAACATAATCCCGACAATCCCGACCCGACCCGATTGGATCAAAACTATGTGCATGATTTTTTTTTGGAAGAGAGAACGAGAGAGAGAAGAAATGCGATTAATCTCTAACATCTGGCCATATAAATAATCTTTATAATATTAACCAGATACAAATTGTTGACAAATAGAATAATAAGAGTATGATTATAAATGTGAGGTTAGCGGAAAATGTGGATAGCTATTAAAGTATAAATCCAGTTAAGTTGCAATAAACTTTATGAACAACACCTCACATTTTAATTAACCATAATAAATACTGTAGGAGGTAAAAAATGGGAACAAGAAGTAATATCGCTTATGAGCGACCAAACGGGCAAGTAATAATGACATATTGCCATTATGATGGATACCCAGAATATAACGGCTTATTAATCAATGAGCATTACAACAACCAAAGCAAAGCAGAGGAGTTAGCCAATCAAGGTTATCTATCTTCTTTAAAACCTACTATTAAAGAAAGTTTAGAGGGCAGAGCAAACATAGAGCCACCTCAAATATATCATTCTTTACATTCATATTTGAACGACATTAATTCTGATATTGAGTGGATCTATTTGTTTAAAAATAATCAATGGTATGTATCTGTAGGTCAAAGCACATTTATAGAAAATGACTTTCAACCTTTATGGTCTGTAATTGCTAAACTAGAAAAGAGGTCAGCATAATGAAAGCAATACACATAAACCCATTTGATCAAACCATTAAAGAAGTTGACATACTTGGCAACCTAGAAGATATATATGTTCTTCTAGGATGTCGCACAATGGACGCAATTGGTATTGATGAAAGTAATGTTTTATATATTGATGATGAGGGACTACTCAAAGATGAGCAAAGATATTTCAACATCAATGGAAGAAACCTAGCTGGTAAAGGTTTATTAATGGGCTTTGATGATGAGGGAGATACCATAGATACCACATTACAAGCAGAAGATCTAAATATTACATGGCTACCAGAAGACCATGTAGAGCAACCATTTTTTAATATTTTTACATTTTAAGGAGGATAAAAATGAAATATAAATTTAAAGAAAAAAATAAATTCAAACATATCAGGACTAACACTTTTGATATACCAACAGGAGAACTAGAAACACCTCTTACTAATGGCCATGAAGTATTAGAGTTTTTATTACAATGTGCTAATAAAGAACGATATGAGTTTAAAGCTAGAGGGAGAGGGAGTAGAAAAAAGCACGGCAGTGTTTATGATTTACCATTGAAATATGCTGAAAAAATAGCAGTCTATCACAACACTAGAGATAGAATTTCAGAAGCAGAACATCAAGAAAAAAGAAGATCAAAGTCAGCATGGGAAATATCTTGGTTATTAAGAGATATTAAAAAAGCTATAGAAAACCATAACGAACACTTTGATAACGATTTAGAAATATTATTAGAGGAGAATAATCATAATGAAAATTGATAAAGAATTATTAGAAGATATTAAAGATACACTTGAACACATAGTTGATAGTGAAGAGTGGGAAACCTTAAAAGAAACTTCTAGTGCTGATATTTTAAAAAACAAAATAGAAACATTATTAAAGGAGCAAAACTAATGGAAAGAAGAATAGTATCAACAACAATTTTAGTTGAATGGAGTGATAACCCTAAACCAGTTGTGTTAAATAATGATATGCCTAACGGATTAGCTAACGACTTTGACGACTGGTTAACAGAAATTGAAGAAGAGGAGCAAAACTAATGACTAAAGCAGTATATCCAAACCCAATACCAGAACACTTAAAGCATTTATCTGAATGGAGATTAAGGGCTTTATTTTATTTATTTAGATCAAGATAGGAGATGAAAGATGAAAGATTTAAAATATAGTTATAAAGAGTATGAACCTTGTTATAAATACATTTTAGTAGATGATTATATGTCAACATATTGGGAAATGGAATTTATGACACTAGATGAAATTTTAGAGTGTATTGATGATAGATTTGTTTTTAATGAAGAAGCAAATAACGAATGGATTGAAGATGGTGTTATGCCAAAAGAATATTTTGATGATTATTGCAAATGGTCTTTGAAAAACAGACTTAATAGCTACGGATATTTTAATTTATATATTAGAGATCCAAAAAATAAAACTTATGTTAAAACAAATTCAAGCTATAGAGAACATACATTAGGCAGTAAAACTTATCCTAAAATACAATATCATGAATTAAATGAGGAGATAAGAGAGGAGGTGTCAGATGACAACAATAGAAATAATTAGCTACTCAATACTTTCAATAGTATTGATAGCTTTCATAATTAAAAACGAAAAAAACATAGGAGGTAAATAACCATGTCAACATATTACAGACCAACAGAGCCAATACCTTTGGCAGATATAAAGAAAAATAAATCTTTACAAAAGCAAGGATTTACTGTTGTAGAAAAAGATCACAAAAAGACTAGATACTTTATTTGTGAAGAAAATTGTTTGCACTTTGCTACAGACAAACAAGACAATGTCATTGATCTATTCCGTTATGGTATGAACAATCCAGACTACATTTTAGATCCTCTTGCAGAAGAATTTGAAGTAGATTTTGTTTCAGAATATGACGACGAGTATGAAGACTATTATCATTCAGATACTCCTGTTATAAGCATAGCAATTGGAGATTTAATTGAGGCAAACAAAACATGAACAACCTCTTTATATTTGCTTTAATAATTTATGTTGTGGCATGGATTATGCACGATCCACACAATGAATGAAAAATAACTATTACATTAAAATAGTGCCATTTAATGCAGTAGAGCATGACTTACAACGATACCCAGATATTGAAACAGTCGGCTTTACTGTTGGTTATTTAGTCTATCAAAACAACCAGCACATCAAATCAGCTTGGTTTAAGTCTTATAAGTCTTTATTTAGTGCTTTAGATAACTTCTTGAACAATTAGAAATAATTTGTTATATTCCGAATAAGGCATAGTCTGATTTTATATTTTTACTTTCAATCTCCTCTCCAAAGTTAGTTATGCCTTTTTAATTTCTTCTGTATCCTCATTATCCTCTATATCTTCATCTTCATCTAGGTTTCTATCAATCCAACCTGCTTCATACAAACTTTCTTCTTCTTTGTCTGTCATTTCATCTATAGCTTCTTGATCTGTTAGATCCGAAGTTTCATCTTTATTTTCTATACTAGCTTCAACAACATTACCCATAAGTTGTTTCAGTCTGTTTTCTACTTCTTCTCTACTCATTTGATCTACTTTCCCGAACATAACTTCTTTTCTATCAACGATTAAACCCCCGACTTTTAACAAAGAGTTCTGGGCAGAAATCGCAGCGTTAAATGATCCCGATTGTATTGCTTTGTCCCGAATATCATAAAGGTCTTGCACGGCCCGATCATAATTAAGCTCATACTTCTTCTTCGCCTGGTTCATAAGATAATTATATTCTTTGCGAATAATAGGCTTACTCATAAGTTTATTAGCCATTTGACGAGGACTTGTATACCCAGCTTTGTGGGCACACTCTACTAAAGATAGACGAGGATTATTGACTGCAATCCAAATAAAGTTGCGTTGTCGTCTGTTGAGGGAGTTATCAAGGTTGCAATATTCTATGGGAGCTTCTTCTTCTGAAGAAATGATAGGCTCATATTCTAGTTTATTCTTTCTATATCCCATATTTTTGCATATTAGAGTAGCGGTAAGTTTTAATAATACCTACCCCCACTTTACCCTAAAGTGTATTGAGAGGATACTTGAGAAGTATAGATCTAGTCAAGTATTTTCTTAATTATTTATACTATTTTAGTTATTCTCTTATGACAAAAATGAAAAAAATACAATAATCCCGAAACCCGCATTCTTATCATGTTTATAGCTGTCATAACATAATGACAATAATAGACAATAATCTATTTGTTGGCTGTTTTGTCAATATATTGAGCCAAAAGTTCATCAATTAACCTAGCAACCTCTTTATCTTCAAACTCTGTGCTTACTTGTGCAATACAAAAACTTAAACTTGCCAGAACAATATTTAAACGATCTTCACCCCGATAAACCATGTTATCAAACATAGCATCAAGTCTAGCAATTACTTCCTGCAATGTGGGCTTTCCCATCTTGTCTTTGATTTCTACAATTTTTGGCATATCGCATGATAACACGATATTTTGTGAAAAAGAAACCAGGAGATCTACGCATTGTTTTAACAACAAGATAGGAGGCCATAGATCTCCCGATTTTTAAATTTAAAAGTTTTTTAACCTTTCTGGTATAACAACATCCCAATTGCAATCATCACAACAACGGCCATCATTTACAGGCATTGCATTGTTGCCATGTTCCCAAACCACATCACCGTCATCATTTTTTAATGGTTTGATATAGCCATTGCATATACTACATTTAACTTTTTTTAATTCAGTTATGTTCAAATTGGGCACTCCTGGCTATTATCTTCATTCCAAAACATCATAATATCTCTTTGTGGATCATAGCAAGTCATACCAACATTTTTCTTATAATATTTTTTATAAGAACCAACCATTGAATCACTTTTTTTTGAATTGTAATCATCAGCAGCCTGCTCGTATGATAAACGCATCATCAAATATAAATCTCCTGTTTTACTCATATCTTTACCTCTCATTAATAAATATATACGATAATGTTGACATTATACATGGATTTAAGTAATATACAAGTATACATATTTTTTGAGAGGAAGAAAACATGAGTAAAAAAACAATTGTGTCTGATATTATTGATGAAATCATCAGTCTTACAACACCAAAATCTAAAGAAGAAATAGAACAACAAATCATGCAAGATAAGATTAACTATCTCGTATGGCAGGTAGGAGTTGCAGTTAAAGATCTGCAAGCAGAAGTAGATAAACTTAAACAAAAAGATAGGGAGGCTTCATGAAACTGCCAGATATGTTAGAGGATCTACATCACAAAAAGATAGGCGATGCGTATTACTTTCCAAACATGGATAATAACTTTTATCATAATGGACCAGGCATATCTTCTTCACACATTAGAAGATTTAGCCAAAGTCAGCTTCATGCATTAGAAGAAGTTATAGAACAAACACCAGCTATGAACTTTGGATCTGCTGCACATTCATTAGTTGTAGAGGGAGAGGGAGCATTCTTTAGTGATGTAGTCACTATTACAGGATCTCCATACACCAATAGCAACAAAGAACTTAAAAAAGAAAGTCTTGCTAAAGGTCTTACTGTTATTAATGAAAAAGATAAAGATACTATATATAGCATGGAAAACAGCTTGGTAACGGAAGCGAGAGCTTATCTAAATCCAGATAAAGAGTATCCTAGTGTTTTTGATTCACCCTACGAGGTGTCTATATTCTGGTATGAGCAAGATTTATTGTGCAAAACTAGAGCTGACGTAGTTTTAAACCCATTTGATAAACCACACGGGGAAAATGCCATAGTGCTTGTAGATTATAAAACAACAAGTGATTGTTCCGTCAGGGGTTTTACCAATTCGGTAAGGCGGTATTCATATGATCTACAAGCTGCATGGTATAAACGTGGCTTTGAACGTGCTGGTTTCCAGGTTCATGACTTTGCATTTGTTGCACAAGAAAAGAAACCACCATATGCAAGTAAAGTATTTAAGATGAATCATACCGACATGGAAGTAGGTTGGAACTTCTTAAGTGATTATTTAGAGGAATACAACAAAGTAGTATGGAGTGGTGGCAAGCAAGCAACCATATATAACAGTCCTAATGTTGTTGATTTAGATTCAGGTAACTTTTATAGAGAGGAACAAAATGAACATACTACAAATGATTAAAGACTATTTAGAGGAAAAGAATAGTAGAAATGAGTTAGTAGATCCTGAAACATTACTTGAAGAAATAGAGGGATGGGAAAGAGATAATGACAGATAACGTAAACCACCCCCCACACTATAAGAAAGGCTCTATTGAGTGTATAGACGCAATAGAATCAGCTTTAAGCTTTGAAGAATTTAAAGGTTATTGCAAAGCTGCAGCTATTAAATATATCTG